GTCAAAGTTTCCTGTACAAGAAACAGAGTGGCAGAATTATCACCTTGACCAGCACATCAATGACAGAGGAATTATGCTTGATATGCCTTTTGTAAAACAGGCTATACGCTGTGATGAGGAATTTAAACAAACACACATTGAACTGGCAAAAGATATTACCGGACTTGATAATCCCAACTCCCCACAGCAATTGAAAGCATGGCTTTTAGAACAAGGAGTTGAAACAGATTCACTTTCAAAAGGCACTGTGCTTGATTTACTTGAAAATGTTGATGGTGATGCCAGACTTGCTCTTTCACTAAGGCAAGAGCTTGCAAAAAGCAGCGTTAAAAAATACACAGCTATGGAAAATGCAGTATGCAATGACGGTCGTGCAAGAGGACTAATTCAGTTTTATGGAGCAAATCGCACCGGAAGGTATTCAGGCAGGCTTATTCAAGTGCAAAATCTTCCTCAGAACCATTTACCTGATTTGGATCAGGCACGTGAGCTTGTTAAAAGTGGTAATTTTGAAGCTGTGGAAATCCTTTATGATTCTGTTCCAATGGTGCTGTCAGAACTTATTCGCACGGCCTTTATTCCAAAGCAGGGTTGTAAGTTTTATGTTGCTGATTTTAGTGCTATTGAAGCGCGTGTCATTGCCTGGCTTGCAGATGAAAAGTGGAGAATGAAGATTTTTGCAGATGGCGGCGATATTTATTGTGCTAGTGCCAGTCAGATGTTTAAAGTTCCCGTTGAAAAACATGGCGCTAATGCGCATTTAAGGCAAAAAGGGAAAATCGCTGAACTCGCACTTGGTTATGGTGGCTCGGTAGGAGCACTGAAAGCTATGGGTGCTCTTGATATGGGTGTTGCTGAAGAAGAATTACCGACACTTGTTACAGCGTGGCGAGATTCTAATCCAAACATTGTCCGTCTTTGGTGGGATGTTGATAAAGCTTCCAAAACAGCGCTTTTACAAAAAACAACAACAGAAACTCATGGTATTCGGTTTAGCTATCAAAGCGGAATGCTTTTCATCACACTGCCAAGTGCCAGAAACCTTGTGTATGTTAAGCCAAGAATCGGTATAAACAAATTTGGTGGTGAATCAATTACCTATGAAGGTATTGGCTTACAGAAAAAGTGGACGCGTCTTGAAAGTTACGGTCCTAAATTCGTAGAAAATATTGTTCAGGGTATTGCCCGTGATATTTTAGCAGAAGCGATGATGCGACTTGATAAAGCCAGCTATGACATTGTAATGCACGTCCATGATGAAGTTGTTATTGAAGCACCTTACGGGACATCACTTGACAATATATGTGCCATTATGGGGCAAACGCCTGAATGGGCAAAATGCCGGAGCCAGGATGGCAGCTTAAATTTACGCGCAGACGGATATGTCTGTGAATTTTATAAAAAAGAATAGGAGGGGTTAAATGTCGATTAATAAATTTAATTGTGAAGGATATTATGATCCAACCGCATACGAAGATTTAACAAATATAGAACGTGAGGAAAAAGCTGCTAAAAAGCCTGATTTTAAGACGGCAGACGACTTTCGTCCGCTTGTGTATATCTGCTCGCCCTATGCTGGGGATACAAATAGTAATATTAAAGCGGCACAAAAATATAGTCAATATGCGGTAGCAAAAGGATATATCCCTTTTGCACCACATCTACTGTTTCCGCAGTTTTTAAATGATGCAGACCCTAATGAACGCCAGCTCGGACTATCCTTTGGAAACATCTTGATGAGCAAATGTGCTGAGGTGTGGGTTTTTGGAAAACGTATCTCTGCTGGAATGGAATCTGAAATCAATCGAGCCAAGTGTGAAAAATACCGCTTACGTTATTTTATAGAAAACTGTCAGGAGGTGCATGACTAATGTTCACAATTTATAGCGCTGATGTTACTGGCAATCCCGGTAACTGCTCCTACCCTCATAAGCACGTAATATTGGATGAAGATAGCTTAAAGGTAGCTATCTGTCACGATTATGTATGTGCAGAATACAAAAACAACTATCGTAATAATAAAAACTTCATTGGAAGTGACTGCCTGCCGGTTGATTGTGACAATGACCATTCAGAAAATCCCGATGATTGGGTTACACCAGAAGATGTAATGCAGGCATTTCCTGGAGTAACCTTTGCAGTGCATTTCAGCCGTAATAACAACAAGAAAAAGAACGGAAAACTTGCAAGACCTAAGTTTCATGTTCTTTTCCCAATTGAGCACGTTACAAATGTTGATTTTTACAGCAATATGAAAAAGCTGATTAATTCTACATTCCCATATTTTGATACAAGTGCGCTTGATGCAGCACGATTTTTCTTTGGCACTGCTGCCGCTGAGGTATCTTTGTATCCAGGTCGCATGAACTTAACAAAATACCTGGATGAGGATAATTTTGATGAAGATATGTGTGATGGCGAATATGATGATTCAATTATTCCTGAAGGAAGCCGCAACGCCACTATGTCTCGCTTTGCCGGCCGCGTTATTAAGAAGTATGGCAATTGTGATGAAGCATATCAATGCTTTATTCAAAAAGCAGAAAAGTGTAATCCTCCACTGGATGAAGCTGAACTTATAAACATTTGGCACAGTGCTCAGAAATTTTACTCACGAGTACAACACCAAGAAGGATATGTACCACCAGAAGTATATAACGATCCTTCCTCTTATAAGCCCGGTGACTTTTCTGACGTCGGGCAGGCTGAGGTGTTGGCAAAATATTTCTCAGCCGAATTACGTTATTCTCCGGCAACACACTTTATTCGTTACAGTGATCACTATTGGCAAGAAAGCGAACCGGGTGCACAGGCTGTTGCTCATGAGCTTACTCGACGCCAGATGAAGGAAGCAAATAAAGACCTGATATCTGCACTAGATAAATTAAAGAATTGTGGTGCTCAGAATATTCTGGACAGTGCATCAAAATCAAAGGCTGAACAACTCATGAACAATGAACAGATGAAGGCTTATGAGGAATTTGTGGCCGCAAAGGCATATCAGGCCTTTGCTATTAAACGCCGTGATTCGAAGAACATAACCTCCACCTTGAAGGAATCTCATCCAATGCTGGAGATTTCACCAAGAGATTTAGATACTGATTGCTTCGCACTTTGTACGCCACAGGCAACTTATGACTTAAGAAAAGGTGTAGCAGGCGCTCGTGAGCATATGCCTGAAGATTTCATTACCAAAATCACATCAGTATCCCCTGGGAATAAAGGTCATCAGGTTTGGCTTGATAGTCTTGATCTGATCTTTCAGAGTAATCAGGAGCTTATTGATTATGTTCAGATGATATGCGGTCTTTCTGCTATCGGCAAGGTATATGTAGAAGCACTCATTATTGCATACGGTGATGGCCGTAACGGTAAATCTACTTTTTGGAATGCTATCTCTCGTGTTCTGGGGCTATACAGCGGCAATATTTCTGCTGATACACTGACGGTTGGCTGCCACAGAAATATAAAGCCTGAAATGGCTGAAGTAAAAGGAAAAAGGCTTCTGATTGCTGCTGAAATGCAGGAAGGCGCTCGTCTTAATGACTCTACCGTCAAGCAGCTGTGCTCTACAGATGATGTATTCGCTGAAAAGAAATACAAAGACCCATTTTCCTTCAAGCCTTGTCACACACTGGTGCTTTACACCAATCACCTGCCTCGTGTCAGTGCATCAGATGATGGTATATGGCGTCGCCTTATTGTTATCCCTTTCAACGCTAAGATTACAGGTACGAGCGACATTAAGAATTATAGTGAATATCTATATGACAATGCTGGTGAAAGTATCCTGGCGTGGATAATTGAAGGTGCAAAAAAGGTCATAGAGCTGGATTATAAGATTCCGGTGCCTGTTTGTGTCCATAAAGCAATTGATGAATATCGTAGCCAGAATGACTGGTTCGGTCATTTTATTGAGGACAAGTGCGATGTAGATGACGACTATAAGGAAAGCTCTAGTGCGCTTTATCAGGGATATCGTAATTACTGCATTGATACCAATGAATATGTGCGTAGCACTGCAGATTTCTACTTTGCTTTGGAGAATGCTGGCTATGAGCGCATCATACAAAATCGTAAGCGTTACTTTAAGGGACTACACTTGATAACAGATAACAATTTTGAAGAAAAATTTTTAAACTAATAAAATAAATGACAAGGTATATCAGGGTATTATATAGAACTTTTCTATAAGACAAAAATTATAGTATATATAAAAGTTAAGAAAATACCACTGATATACCTTGCACATTAAGAAAATTAAGCCCTGATGGGAGGATAAGAATGCGAGAAAAATATATCGAGCAAAAATTAATAAAAGCAGTCAAAAGCATGGGAGGTCTCTGCCTTAAGTTTATATCGCCAGGTTTTGATGGAGTGCCTGACCGCTTAGTGCTACTTCCTGATGGCAAAATTGCCTTTGTTGAATTAAAAGCACCAGGCAAGAAACTGCGACCACTACAAGTAAAACGAAAAAGGCAATTTGAAGCATTAGGGTTTTTGGTTTACTGCTTTGATAGCATAGAACAGATAGAAACCACACTAGCAGAAATTTTGATTGGAGGTGATGCCTAATGAAGTTCATACCAAACGATTATCAAAAATATGCAGTGGAGTATATTGAAACACATCCGGTTGCAGCAGTCCTGTTGGATATGGGCTTAGGTTAGGAAAAACAGTAATCACATTGACGGCCATTAACAATCTTTTAAATGATTACTTCGAAGTACACAAAATTCTTGTCATTGGTCCTCTTCGAGTTTGTACAAGTGTTTGGAAGCAGGAAACACAGAAATGGGAGCATCTCCATCATCTGAAGGTTTCAGTGGCAGTCGGTACGGAGCAAGAACGCATCACAGCCTTAAATACTAAAGCTGATATTTATATTATAAACCGTGAAAATGTCGATTGGCTTGTAAATGAAAGTGGTTTGCCTTTTGACTTTGATATGCTTGTAATTGATGAGCTTAGTTCATTTAAATCATACAGTGCAAAAAGGTTTAAAAGCTTACTCAAAGTAAGGCCAAAGGTAAAACGCATTGTAGGATTAACCGGAACACCCTCCAGCAACGGCTTAATTGACTTGTGGGCAGAATTTCGTCTTCTTGATATGGGTAAAAGGCTTGGGAGGTTCATTTCACACTACCGTAGCAGTTTCTTTGAACCCGACAAACGTAATCAGCAAATAATATTTTCTTACAAGTCAAAGGCTGGTGCTGAGGATGAAATTTATCGCTTAATTTCTGATATTACTATAAGCATGAAAAGCATTGACTATTTAAAAATGCCTGAATGCATCATAAACGAAGTGGTGGTAAACCTTTCAGAAAAAGAGAAAAAAGCCTATGACAGATTAAAGCAAGACATGGTGCTCTCACTTGGCGATGATGAGATTGATGCAGTAAATGCTGCAGCTTTATCAAATAAGTTGTGTCAGATGGCAAACGGTGCTGTTTATGGTGAGGATAAAAAGGTTATTGCCATTCATGATAAAAAGCTTGATGCACTTGAGGATTTAATTGAAGCCGCCAATGGCAAGCCGGTACTTGTTGCATATTGGTTTAAGCACGATTTGGAGCGAATCAAGAAAAGGTTTTCAATTCGTGAAATAAAATCAAGTAAAGATATAACTGATTGGAATGCTGGTATAATTCCTGTTGGTGTTATTCACCCAGCGAGTGCAGGACACGGGATTAACCTACAAGCCGGTGGTTCAACACTCATTTGGTTTGGACTTACCTGGAGTTTAGAATTATACCAACAAACAAATGCACGTTTATGGCGACAAGGCCAAAATGCTGATACGGTTGTTATTCATCATATCATTTCAAAAGGCACAATTGATGAAAAAATCATGATAGCTCTGCAAAAGAAGGACAAAACACAATCAGCGCTTATTGATGCGGTAAAAGCGGAATTCTCTGCAAGCTGATATAGAAAATCTATGACAATCCGTGCCAACCCGAGAGAAATTTATAATTCGGGGGTACAATATGAATCCTTATGAAAAACTAGCAAACGCCATTATTTTGCAAGCAGTTGCTGATTACCGTGAAGCATTGTCCAGATACTATCAGCACCCTGAGATTGACAAATATTTGCAGGAAAAAGACGAGTTTGAACGTTTCTTCCACTCTGGACTATTTGGGGTTCTTACAAATATCGACCCTGAGTTCCTTATCGCCAAATTGAAGAAGGAGGTTTCATTATGACAGCAAAAGAATATCTCGGGCAGGCTTATCGCCTTAACCAGCGCATTAATTCGAAGCTGGAACAAATACAATCACTGAATGAACTGGCTACTAAATGCACTTCCATGCTAACTGACATGCCTAAAAATCCTAATCGCTCAATATCTACCATGTCAGATGCTATTGTGAAAATAGTTGATTTACAAGCTGAGATTAACCATGACATTTACCACCTTGTTGACTTAAAGCGCAATATTGTTAGTGTTATCAAAGCTGTGGATAACACAGAGTATCAAACGCTTTTGGAACTAAGGTATCTTTGCTTTAAGACATGGGAACAAATTGCTGTGACTATGGGCTATAACGTGCGACATGTGTACCGGATCCATGATGAAGCAGTAAACAGTATCAGCCTTCCAAAAACAAGTCAGTAAATGACACTGTTTGTCATGCTGCTCATTATGCTATGATATAATTAACAAAATAGAATAAAACATAAAGCCTTTACAGGAAAGCCTGTGGAGGCTTTTGTTATACCAGAAAGAGATGAATCTGATGCCCTACAAACCAAAACGCCCATGCTCTTACCCTGGTTGCGGTCGGCTCTGCGATAATGGTGAGAAATACTGCACAGAGCATAAAAAGGAAACAAACAAAACCTACAATAAATATCAGCGTGACCCAAACAGTAACAAACGCTACGGCAGAGCGTGGAAGTGTATTCGTGATAGATATATAAAAGCTCACCCTCTTTGCGAGGAATGTAAAAAGCACGGCAGACTTACTCCGGCTGAAGAAGTACACCACATCTTACCGCTGTCCAAAGGTGGTGGCAATGAAACGAGCAACCTTATGGCTTTATGTAAGTCTTGTCACTCACGAATTACTGTAGAAATGGGCGACCGGTGGGGGCGATAAAATCTCTAAAACCTTATAAAATGGACAGCGGCCTGGGGTGTTGTGTAAAAAAAGCCAAATTCAAAAAATAATTCAAAAAAGTATAGAAATTCAAAAGCGAGGTGAGAAAATTGGCGAAGGGAGATG